AAGCGTGTAGCAGACGGCATAATGACAATGCTCAATAAAACGGGACTTCTTCACGGATACTCATTCAACTCTTGGAGTGATGTAGTAACCTATGACAATGCGTTCATTGAAGAGTGGCTGGACAGCCCCCAAACATCTTTATATTATTCCCTGCAAGTGATGGGCGATACACAAGATAAGTCCAGTGCGTTTGCTGCATTAGATGAAGCTGATGTCGATGATTACTTGAGTGGGATACTAAACGAACCCATTACATGTATAGGTTGTGCAGAATGAACCCTTATGATAAGTTATTACAACGGAAAAGAAAGTGGACTCCCGTTAAGCCCACAAAAGGAACCCTCCTTAAAGGTAGTGAAGAAGCCATCTTCCGTGCTCTGGCAGTACGGCATATGGAGCTACCTGTGGGTGACTTCATTACGGAAACCCTTAGCAAAGAGGTTCCCGAAATTGCTAGAACACTTCTCGTCTCAAACGTAAAGGACGAGGAGAACCATGACCTTGCTCTTGGCTACATCGCTGACGCTCTTGGCGTTGACGAGAAGGCTGAGAGAGAGGCTAAACTATTACGTGATGCTTGGATAGCTCATCCAGATCACACTGTCCTCAAAGCTTTGGTGGCTGAACGTGCTATTTTCTTTGTTATTCTACCTTTCAATAGGTTTTGTGGCGATGCTGCTCTTAGGACAGTATCGGCTGATATTTCCAGAGATGAGCAAATTCATGTCGCCTGCAACTCTTTGGTATGTGCTGATATGGGTTTACGTCCTAGCGTTTCTTTGGACAAACTTAGGAAGGCTACTATAAACTGGATCTTTGAACCACTAAATGATATAGCACCTAATAAATATTTAAGCAGAAAATTTTGGACGGATTCAAGTGACCGTTTAATGTACGAAGGTAAAGCCCCAGAGCTTGCCGATACAAAGCGAGCTAGGATGCCCGCATTTTTTGAACATGCAAACACCAATCTACCCAAGTACGCTTGATTGGGGACGTATTCAAGTCATCGTTGATGAACTAGATGAACAGTTCCCAGACAAGTTTCCAGACCACACCCTATCAGAGAAAGAAATATCTTATAGAGCTGGTCAACTATCAATCATACGTATACTAAAAGAAAAACTTAAAGGAGAATAATTATGTGTGTCGGCCCTATTGCTAACCTCTTCGGAGGTGGACGATCAGCTCCCCCACCACCACCAACACCCGCACCCCCAACCACTCCTCCACCCCCAATGCCTATTCAACAGGCTCCTACAACAATGCCAGAAGCTCCTACTCCTACTCCTATTTCAGAGGACGAGACAAAGAGAAAGGCAAAGGTAAGAGCTAAGAAGAGACCTGAGAAGGGTAGAGGACAACGAGGTACTTCATCATTACAAACTAAGAAACCTGAGTCTGGTGGATTATCAGGTATCAATACCCCACAAGGTACTAACACTGGTTCTAGCGGTGGCGGTGGAGGATCATATTAATGAAGAACGCACGGCAACGATACCAAGAGTTATCGAGTCACCGTGAACAATTCTTAAATGTCGCTTACGAATGTGCGGAGTTAACTATTCCAACATTACTTATGAGAAACGAAGGTGATGCTTTATATCAAAGCTTTCAAACACCTTGGCAATCAGTCGGAGCCAAAGGAGTTACCACCTTGAGTTCAAAGCTCATGCTAGGGTTACTCCCTCCGTCTACCAGTTTCTTTAAACTACAACTAGACGATTCTAAACTAGGCGTAGAGATACCAGCTGAAGCAAAGAGTGAATTAGATTTAAGCTTTGCAAAGATAGAACGAATGATAATGGAAAGTATAGCTGCCTCTACAGATAGAGTACAGATTTTTGCTGCCTTAAAACATCTTGTTGTATCAGGTAATGCTCTTCTTTACATGGCAAAAGATGGTATGAAAGTATATCCATTGAATCGTTACGTAATCGAAAGAGATGGTAATGGTAACGTGGTCGAGATTGTGACTAAAGAAAGAGTCAGTAAAAAATTATTAGGATTACCAGAATTAGAAAAATTTAATTCTCCTAATGATGACTCTAAAGGTGACTATAAAGGTACAAAAGATGTAGATGTATATACATGTGTAAAGTTAGCTGATACTGGTTGGCGTTGGCATCAAGAAGCTAACGATACTATCTTACCTGACAGTGTTGGTAAAGCTCCAAAAGATAAAACCCCCTGGCTACCACTACGTTTTGTAACGGTAGATGGAGAAGACTACGGACGTTCTAGAGTTGAAGAGTTCCTTGGGGATTTAAAATCTTTAGAAGCATTGATGCAAGCTATTGTTGAAGGTAGTGCAGCTGCAGCGAAAGTTGTATTCACTGTCTCACCTTCTAGTACAACCAAACCAGCATCATTAGCTAACGCAGGAAACGGAGCTATTATACAAGGTAGACCCGATGACATAGGTGTAGTCCAAGTAGGTAAAACTGCTGACTTCCAAACTGCATATCAAATGATTAACATGTTAGAGAAAAGATTAGCAGAAGCTTTCCTTGTTCTCATGCCACGTCAATCAGAAAGAACTACTGCAGAAGAAGTACGTATGACACAGATGGAATTAGAAAGACAGCTTGGCGGCCTCTTCAGCTTGTTAACGACAGAATTTTTGATACCATATTTGAATCGTAAGATGCACACATTAACTAGATCTAAACAGATACCTAGCGTACCTAAAAATCTAGTCAAACCTACTATAGTTGCAGGTATAAATGCACTAGGTAGAGGACAAGATAGAGAAGCTCTCGTACAGTTTATTACTACTGTAGCCCAAACTATGGGGCCAGAAGCTTTAGCTCAATACATGAATCCTGATGAGGCTATTAAACGTCTTGCAGCAGCTCAAGGTATTGACATTCTCAATCTTGTTAAGAGCATGGAAGAACGTAATGCAGAGCAACAACAAGCAATGCAAGCACAACAGATGCAATCCATGACTAACCAAATGGGTCAGTTAGCAAGCACTCCTCTAATGGATCCACAGAAAAATCCACAAGTCATTGAGGCAGTGAACTCAATGGTGACTGGTAGTCCACCACAACCACAGTAATTATGGCAGAAACAATCCGCTACGACACATCAGATGATCCTGTAGCAGCACAAGCAATAGCAGAAAAAGAAGCTGAATCGTTAAAGATCGGTGAAGAACTTATGTCTAAGCAAGATAAAATGCTTGCTGGAAAATATAAGAATCCTCAAGATTTAGAGGCAGCTTACCTTGAACTACAGAAAAAATTAGGTGAGTCGGAACCTGCATCAGAAACTACTGCAGCTGAACCTGAGTCAGAATATCAAATGTATTCAGATGATGGAGCTGTGAATTATGACACTGCAAATGAATTGTATGGTGAACAACTAGGTTCTTTATTTAAAGATAATAGTATTGACCCATTTGAAATGAACAAATACTTTGCAGAGAATGAAGGTACATTAAGTGAAGATATGTATGCTCAACTAGGTAAGGCAGGTTTAAACAAAGAAGTTGTTGATAATTACCTTACTGGAGTTAGGAATGAAACTGGCATACAGGCTGCTGAACCAGTATTAAATGAAACTGAAATTTCTGAAATCAAAAGTATTGCAAATGGTGAGGAAGGCTACAACGCTCTTATGGAGTGGGCTGGTAATAACTTAGAAAAACAAGCACAAGATGATTATGATGCTGTGCTTAAAACAGCAAATAAAACAGCAATACAATTCGCAGTCAAAGCACTTATGGGACAATACGAAGATTCACAAGGACGAGATTCCAAAATAGTTACTGGCAAAGAGTCATCTACTGAAACTTACAGGAGTATGGCAGAGGTTGTCAGAGATATGAATAAACCAGAATACCAAAATGATGAAGCGTTCAGAGATGATGTCATCAGAAAATTATCCGCATCAAACTTAAAAGTATAGGAGTTAAAAAAATGCCGATGGGAAAAGGGACTTACGGAAGTAAGAAAGGTAGACCTGCTAAGAAGATGAGCAAGGGTATGTCAAAACTACCTGCAGCTGTACGTAAAAAAATCTTAGGTAATAAGAAAAAGTAATGGCTGTCAAAAAGAAAAGTGTCAGTCTTAAAATGGGTAAGCATAAGTCTCGCTCAGGTGGACTGACAGCAGCTGGTAGGAAAAAATATAACAGAGCTACTGGCTCAAATCTAAAAGCCCCACAACCTCAAGGTGGTGCTCGTAAACGCTCCTTCTGTGCTCGCATGAAAGGAGTCAAAGGGCCAATGAAAAAGCCCAACGGTAAGCCAACCCGTAAAGCTTTGGCACTACGTAAATGGAAATGCTAACATGGCTAAACGAGGATTGTATGCAAACATACACGCCAAGAGAAAGCGTATCGCAGCTGGCTCTGGTGAGAAGATGAGAAAGGTAGGGAGCAAAGGAGCTCCTACAAAAGCAAACTTTAAAAGGTCTGCTAAGACCGCTAAGAAAAGATAATTGAAAGATTTATATATCTATCTAACTTTACTAACAAACTTATTTATTTGCTCTGGCGTTATACGTCATTGGAATAATATACCATCAAAACAACATGACACCACAGAACATTTTTCCAAACGAAACACCCCCAAGACCTATGAACCATAACCATGAACACGACCAGTGGCACGTTGCTGAAGAAACTAATGGCAGGTTTGCCATGCTTGGCTTTGTTGCTGCTCTCGGCTCCTACATATTCACAGGACAAATCATTCCAGGAATCTGGTAATCCATACTACGACTCTCATACGAGGTGGAAGATGTCGTGTTTTGACTTCGAGCTTGCTAAGATCGGGGTCTTAACTGATGAGAGTCTGGATAGACAATCTCAACTTAATCTTATAAATTTTTTTCTCTCTAAAGTGGAGAAGGAATGTTCACACATACAAATTAATTAAATGGCTGCAATCTCATTACAAAGAGAAACAACCAATAACTGGCAGAGTTTCTGCAAGTGGGTAACAAGCACAGACAACCGCATTTATGTTGGTTGGTTTGGTGTACTTATGATCCCTTGCTTACTGGCTGCTACAACTTGTTTTATTATCGCCTTTATCGCTGCACCTCCTGTTGACATAGACGGGATTCGTGAACCAGTTTCTGGCTCTCTTCTCTATGGAAACAACATTATTTCAGGGGCAGTTGTCCCGTCATCAAACGCCATCGGCTTGCACTTCTACCCAATCTGGGAAGCAGCAACCCTTGACGAATGGCTCTACAACGGTGGGCCATACCAACTTGTCATCTTTCACTTCCTTATCGGTGCAGCATCTTACATGGGACGCCAATGGGAACTTAGTTATAGACTAGGGATGAGACCTTGGATATGCGTAGCTTACTCAGCTCCAGTATCAGCTGCACTAGCAGTATTTCTTGTCTATCCTTTTGGACAGGGGAGCTTCAGTGATGGTATGCCTCTTGGTATTTCTGGTACTTTTAACTTCATGTTTGTATTCCAAGCAGAACACAATATCCTTATGCACCCGTTCCATATGCTCGGTGTTGCTGGGGTATTCGGTGGAGCTCTTTTCGCTGCTATGCACGGAAGTTTGGTTACTTCCTCAATCCTTAAGGAAACAACAGAAGAAGTATCTCAGAACTACGGCTATAAGTTTGGTCAAGAAGACGAGACTTATAACATCGTAGCTGCACACGGTTACTTTGGTAGACTTATATTTCAATATGCTTCTTTCAATAATTCTCGTGCTTTACATTTCTTTCTTGGTGCTTGGCCCGTGGTTGGCATATGGCTCACAAGTATGGGAATCTGCACAATGGCTTTCAACCTTAATGGCTTTAACTTTAACCAGTCAATAGTTGACACTAATGGTAAAGTTATTCCTACATGGGCTGATGTTGTTAATAGACAGAACCTTGGAATGGAAGTCATGCACGAAAGAAATGCACACAACTTCCCATTAGACCTAGCGTCTGCTGAATCTACTTCTGTAGCTCTTACAGCACCTGCACTAGGCTAATAGTCACGTCCGTTCATCCTTCGGGACGCATGAAACCTAAGCATGGAACGGGGCTTAGGTAGATGGAGATTACCATGAAAGTAACTTTCGTTTATCGTGGCATCACTTACACAAAATTTGTTAAGTAAGTGAAACGGGGGGGAGCACCTCAGAGTCGGACTCCCCTCTAATTGGTAAAAGCCTCTACGGAGACACCTTTTGCCGTCTGGACGGTAGGGATAGACCTACAAACAGCTTGAGTCTTAGCTGATACATTTAAGATTCTAACAATTCTAGATCTAGAGACGATACATATAACCTACAAAAATAATGGCACAACAGTCAACAAATAATCCTAGCTCACAAACCTTTCTGGGTAGGATAAATACTGCGACTAACGCTACAAATAACAGAGATTTATATCTTAAATTATTTTCGGGCGAGATGTTTACTGGCTTCCAAAGGGAGACTATAGCTAGAGATCTCGTTATGAAGCGTACACTTACCAACGGTAAGAGTTTGCAGTTCATCTATACTGGACGCACAAGTGCGGAATACCACACTCCTGGCAACAGTATATTAGGAAACTCTGACAAAACTCCTCCAATAGCAGAAAAAACTATTACAGTTGATGATCTACTCATCAGTTCTGCATTTGTATATGAGTTAGATGAGACACTAGCACACTATGAAATGAGAGGAGAAATTTCCAAGAAGATTGGATATGCTCTTGCTCAAAAGTATGATAGACTTATCTTCAGAGCTATAGCAAAAGGTGCTAGACAGGCTTCTCCAGTATCCCTAACAGGATTTGTAGAGCCAGGTGGTACACAAATTCAAGTTGGTGCAGGTTCTGACGCTGACGATGCTCTTGATGATGATAAACTTGTAACAGCATTTTATGATGCTGCAGCAGCTTTAGATGAAAAAGGAGTTTCTGATGATGGTCGGGTTGCCGTACTAAACCCACGTCAGTACTATTCACTTATAAAAGGTGCAGGTTCTAACGGACTAATTAACAGAGACGTACAAGGTACATCTTTACAAAGCGGAAATGGTGTAATTGAAATTGCAGGTATTCAAATCTACAAGTCAATGAACGCTCCATTCTTCTCTAAGTATGGTACTAAGTATGCTCCATCTTCTGGTGCATCAGCTGGGACTGACCTTGCTACAAGCGATCCTGGAAATACAGGTTCATTCGTATCTGAAGGTATCGAAACAGCTAATACAGCTACAGGCAACAACTACGGAGCTCGTCAGAACTACGGTGCTGCCTCTAACTTTGCAAACACATGCGGACTTATCTTCCAAAGAGAAGCTGCAGGTGTAGTAGAAACAATCGGCCCACAAGTTCAAGTAACTTCTGGTGATGTTTCTGTTGTTTACCAAGGCGATGTCATCCTAGGAAGACTAGCTATGGGAGCAGATTACGTGAATCCTGCAGCTTGTGTAGAATTGTTCGCAGGAACAACTACAAAGCCATCAGCTTTCTCATAATTATTCATTTATATGGGGACTTCGTGTCCCCCTTTTTTATATGGCACAAATATCTTACGGAGTGTCTACCGAACTAGATGCTGTAAATTCAATCCTGATGAGCGTTGGAGAGACCCCAGTTAATACATTAACGGTGCAAAGCCCCGAAGTGGCTATAGCACAGAAGACTCTAAGGCAAGTCTGCCGTGAGATACAAGCTGAGGGATGGTCATACAACACAGAGAACGAATATCCAATAGACCTCGACACAAACAACCAATGTATTATACCTAACAATGTACTACAATTAGACCTTAACATCTTTCAACATGGTAAAGACTATGATGTTGTTAGGCGTAGTGATAATGGTGTACTAAAAGTATACGATAAAAAAGGTCATACATTTACATTCCAAAATTGCAGTAAATTATATTTCGACATTGTTTGGATGGTAGACTTTGAAGATTTACCACAAGCATTTAAGGACTACATTACCACCAGAGCTTCCAGAATCGCCTCTAACCGTATGGTAAACAGCCAGCCATCTGCTAAGTTATTAGAGACAGATGAAGCTGCTGCGAGGGCTTTAGCGGTAGAGTACGAAATGAAGCAATCAGATCATAATATATTTAACGACTATCAGTATCAACAAGATGCTAATACCGTATACAAACCATTCAAAGTATTAAGAAGGATGTAATGGCAGCAATCAACCAACGTATTCCAAACTTTCTAGGGGGTGTATCTCAACAGCCAGATAAGATAAAATTTCCAGGACAGTTAAGAGTATGTGATAACGCTGTTCCAGATGTTACATTTGGTTTGAAGAAACGTCCTCCTGCAGAGTTTGTAGGAACTCTTACTAATGCTACTGCTAGTGGTCATTGGTATGATATTATAAGAGATGGAGATGAAAAATATATAGTACAGATTACACCATCTAATAGTGGTGGCATGCCTATAAGAGTATGGGATCTTGCAGATGGTACTGAAAAATCTTTGACAAATTCTAGTGGAGATTCGTTATTTACGTATTTAGCTGGAGCTACGTCAGCCTATTCAGTTACTACAATTCAAGACTATACTATTATAGCTAACCCAAATAAGACTGTAGGTAAAACTACTGCAACCACAAGTGCCCCTCTTCTAAATGGAGACTACTCATATGCAAGGCTTGATACCGTTGCTTATAATACTGAATATATATTATATAGTGGTACAGCTCCCTCACCCAACACTTTCTATAGGGTTACTTCTGTAAAGGTAGATAGGATGTCTGGGGGTAGTGCTCAAGGGCCAACCTTTAATGACACTAATGAAAATCAATCTTTAGCAGGTACACTAACTTGGTCATTTACTGGAGGTAGTGCAGTTACTACATCTGGTGCTGAAGTAGGTGGTACAAATATTACAGAAAATATTGAAGGAAGTTTACAAGTAAATGGAAACTCTTACATTGCTAATAATACTCCTAACTATGATGGAAGCGGTACTGCGTCTTCTAATTTTTTAGGATACACACAAGACTATGATGTACGGTACACAGCTACAGTTGCATTAAAAGATGGTGGTTTAATTAAAACTACAAACCAATCTACAGCTGAAGGTTTATTTATAGACGTAGCTATGGAAGGGCAGACTTACAGAATATCAGTTGAAGCTGTTGAACCAGTGACAACATATCAAGATGTCTCTGGCATAGCTTATTTTAAAACACCAAAGAATCCAACTAATGGAGCTATATCTATGGCTACTATTCTTACTGGATTAAAAACTGCTGTTAATAGTTCTTTAGCTAACGTGACTGCTGAAGTTATAGGTAGTGGTTTATTTCTCAATGGTACAGCTGCAGATGGTGTAAACTTTCTTGGTGGTGCTGTAAACGAAAACATGAGTGTCATAGGTCAGAAGGCACAGGATATTAGTAGACTACCAGCTATGTGTAAACAAGGCTATGTAGCTCAAATATCTAACACTGCTGATTTAGATACTGATGATTACTATGTAAAATTTGAAGCAGATAATGGTACGTCTGGAGCTGGTAGTTGGGAAGAAACTGTAAGGCCACACAATTTTGATGGCTCAGGTAGTGACCCAATGTTAAAAGGTTTAGACCCCGCAACGATGCCACATGCTCTTATCAATAATCGTAATGGTACATTTACTTTTATAAAATTAGATGAGGCTACTGCTAATAGTCAAAACAATGTTAACTATTGGAAAGAAAGATTTGTGGGTGATGATGTATCTAACCCGTTCCCTACTTTTACTGGTGGCACAGTACAACAAATGTTTTTTCACAGAAACAGATTAGGTTTTATTTCTGGTGAAAACGTAGTGATGAGCCAGCCAGGAAATTATTTTGATTTCTTTATTGTCTCTGCTATATCTGCTAGTGATGATAATCCTATTGATATAACTGTATCTGATATTAAACCTGCATTTATTAATCATGTACTACCTATACAAAAAGGTATGATGATGTTTAGTGATAATGGTCAATTCTTATTATTTACAGAGTCAGATATATTTAGCCCTAAGACTGCTAGATTAAAAAAGGTAGCTAGTTATGAATGTGATTCTACTATACAACCAGTTGATCTAGGTACATCAGTATTATTTACTTCTAATGTTGCAGCATATGCTAGAGCATTTGAAGCTACTATTATAGATGATGATACACCACCTCAGATCATAGAACAAACTAGGGTTGTACCAGAATTTTTACCAAAAGATATTACAAAATCTGCTAATTCTACAGCTGTAGGTATTGTAACTTATGGTAAGAAAGGAGATAGTACAGTATATCACTACAAATACTACAATACTGGACAGAAACGTGAACAGTCAGCGTGGTATAGTTGGACATTAACAGGCACAATACAGCATATGTTGTATACAGGTGGTAGTTTTTTTGGAGTTACACTACATGATAACTCTTATAAATTATGTAAATATGAGTATGTTGCAGATGCTAATAGTAATAGAACCTATGTATTAGGTGGTACTGCTAGTGATGTGGGTTCTCCACTTAAAACAGCAAGATGGTTTGAAGCACATCTAGATAACATGACTATAGCTACAAACGTAGCTGGCACAGCTCAAACAACTACAGCTCCAGAGAAAACTGTCCTTACAATACCATATACCCCTGCAAACACTACTAATTTGTTTATGGTTGGGTTGTCTGGAAATGACAGTGACGGTAATCCTATAGCTGGTACTGTTAGAGCAGCTGATGCTGTAGGTAGTAATACTGTGACATTTAACAATATAAACCTACATAGTGCAGCTAAGGTTGCTGTAGGATATAAGTATACAAGTATTATAGAACTACCAACATACTATTTAAACGTAGGTCAAAACGTATATGATACTGATGGAGACCTAAGAATATCTGGCATCAACTTTGAGTTAGGTGTAGGTGGCCCTGTAGAGTTTCATCTAACATCACCATACTCTTATGTAGATGCTAGTGGCAATGTTACTAAAGACATAGACGATTATGTACAATTTGAGTCTGGTATATTATCTAATTCTAGTGTATTTGATGAGCCTCCTGCAGACTTAGCTAAAAGTGTGCGAGTACCAGTACAACGTAAGAATGAGAAATATACATTACAAATACAAATCCCCGACCCTTTTTCTACCGCCATAATCTCAGGAAGCTGGGATGGCATATACCATAATAGACGACATGTACGAAGGTAAGTATATTCAGACTTGCACACCAGAGTTAGCTCTAAGTGTAGGTCTGACCTTACGCTATGAAGATAGACGTGAGGCAGAGGAAACTTCTGGTTTAAGTGCAGAGGCTTCTATAATTGAATCTTTTTTTAATTCTACATATTCTGTATATTTTAAGGTTCCCAACGGCAAGGCTGCTGGAGTGGCAGGAGTGACTCCCAACAATTTAATATGGATGTTATGTACTGATGCTAGTACAGAGTATCCACATACATTTGTAAGGGAAGCCAAACGCTGGGTAAACAGTTTACTCAATCCTTATTTATATAATCAAGCAGATATGCGAAATGAATCACATATAAAATTACTAAAACTTTTAGGTTTCACCTTTGTCAACTATCATGTCTACAACAATGTCCCTCTTATAACATTTATAAAACCATGTGTACGGTAGCAGCTTTAGCTATTGGACTCGGTGGTGCTCAGGCTGTCACTGGAATACAAGAACAGAATAGGCAACACCGTGCTCAGGTCGATGCCGTAAATCGCAGCAATGCGATGGCACGACAAAAATATATTAACGACATAACTATCTCAGCTTATAACGATCAACGTAAAGGTGAGGTATTTACAGCACAACTACAAGCTGATGCTGCAGCAAGATCTGCATACTATCAGCAAAAAAACATTAATCAAATAGAACACAATAGAGCGTCAGAAGCAGCTCAAGCTGAGTTAAGAGAAAAAGTAAATAAGACTATGTTTGAAAGTCAAACTAATTTAGCCAAGGCTGTTAAAGCACAAGGCAGTATTTTAGCTAGTGGGCAACAAGCTGGTCAATCTATGATGTTAACTATTGACGATATTGAAAGAGAATACGGTATGGCATCTGCACAATTAGATGCAACCATATTTGATGCAACAAGGGCATATGGTATTAAACAATTTGGTCTAGACTTAGATCATTATGCAGCCAACACATCGGCTTACAACAACATATCAACATCTGCTCATGTAGCTCCAACCGCTTCATTCATGACACAAACACCGATTGAACAGAAGGCTCCACCTAAACCTTCACCACTTGGCCCAATACTCAGTGGTATATCCACTGGACTAGGAGCAGCAACAACTCTTGGTGGCGAAGATTATTTTAAAGACATGTTTTAATTAACAATAACTAAGGTTATGACATACTCAGGTAGTACAAAAAACTCCTCATATAGCAAGAGAGTCTATAATACAAAAGACAACAAAGATCTTGCAGAATACGCTAAGGCGTTAGAATCACAAAGAAAACAAACTGTCAAAGAGTTTACAGCTGCATCTACGGATCAGCTAGGAGAACTTGATAGACAAGACAGTATACAAACCAGCAACGACAAATTTCAAATACAACAGTTATCTAAATTTAGTGATACATTAAATGACTTTTTAGATACAGCTGCTAAAACTGTAGGTAAAGGATACATTGATGCCAAGCGTCAAGAAGGTGTAGAACTTTACAGAAGGTACGAAGCAGGTGATGAAGAAGCTATAGCTGAAGTAGAAGGTGATGCAAAAGAAATAGAAGAGTTAAATGAAAAAGTTAAGAACATGTCTCAAAAGATTAATGAATCTACTGAGGCATTTCTTGACAGACAAAACCAAGAAAATATATCATTACAAGATAAATTAAAAGCACTTAATGTTAGAAAAATGGGTGCTAATGTACGTTGGGGTTTTGTAAGAGCTCAACTACAAGAAGCAGCTCAAGGCTACAAAGCACATCTTATTGATGAATTATCAAATAATGAAAATACATTTACAACTCGTGATGGTACTGAATATAAGATAAATGATTACTACACAGTTCTTAACTCAGATCATAAAAAAGAAATTGAGAACCATGTAGAAGATCAATACATTGCAAACAACAACCCGTTTGGTGCTGCAGATACAGTTAGAAATTCTTATCTTACTGCAAGTGTTGTAAAATCTACACAAGAGTTTAGAACTGCAGAATTTAAACAAGAGTTAGCTAGAACTGGTGAAACAGAACAAAGTGATAGAATTAATAAACTTATCACTGCAGCTGAAAACTTTGGGCCAGAGGTTCCGTTAGTAGACGGTAAATATGTTGACGTTAAGCTTATAGCTGTTGTCGATTCTATTAATGATATATTAATAAATGGGCCAGGAAGTGAAGCTCTTATTGGTTCTACTGTTAGTAGATTTAAAGCTAACAAAACAAGACTTATTGAAGGTATAAAAAGTGCATTATCTGCTCTTGATCCAGAATCAGCAGCCGACTATGTAGAGTTTTTAAAAATGGAAAATGGTTTTGAAATGGCTGGTATGACTGGTGATTTAGAAACTTTAATGGCAGGAGACTTAGATCTTGACCAATTACTTATTGACCATAATAATAAAACTAGATTAAATCAACAGAAAATAGATGAAAGTCTAAAAGCTGAAGTCCAATTAAAAATTAAACAATCTCAAAATTTATATTATAATAATGTTATAAATGAAGATACTGGTGCTCCATATACTATAATGGACATTAAAGAAATAGGTCTAGGTATGTTAAGTAATGATCGTTACGATGATATAGATTTAATACCTACAATACAAAAACTTGCTAATTTTGATCCTATTGAATTAAATAATAAAGCATCTCGTGTAAAGTATAATGAATTAGTAGGTAAAAATGGTTACGTTACAAATGAAGATTTAATTGGATTTGATGCCACATTTAGAAGTGACATATTAGAAGATCATAAAAAGAATGGTGGTAAGTATAAATATAAAACAAGCCATATTTGGTCAGAGATGGGTAGTGAAACGTGGGGTACATTAGTAGATAATAGTCTTAAAGATATAAATGGTACTATTACAAGTAAACTTAGAACTAGCCTTACTGAGACTGGCGATGATATTAAACTTGGTGCAGCTGAAGATGGTGCAAAAGCATATGTATTAAAATTAGCTGGTGCAAATTATCTTAATGGTGATAATCCAGAGGTTGCTTTAGCAAACGCAATAGCACAAGCTGAATCAGAATTAACAACAGGTACAGGTATTTTTGCAACAGATGCAGAAGGTTTTACAAGTGCATTAATGAATCCAAGTATTATCCCTGCTAATGAAAAAATAGGTAACATATTAGCCGATGGTACAGCAGCTAGCGAAAAGTTAGATGTACTACAAGAATATGCACCTGACGGGGATCATATTAGAAACGAAATTATTATACCAAAAAATAGTTCTTTACTTACTCCAGAGTATGATAAGGGAACTGGTAAAATTAGTTTTTTAGATAGATCACTTATGCAAATAGCAGAGTTTAGTGAAACAGGATATACAGCTATTGATGTTTTAAACTTACAAAGACGTAAACATGGTTTAGAAGATATACCATTATCAGACTTTTCTCCAGAACTACAGGCAGTACATACAGCTGTAAAAGATAAATATAAGCATTTAGCTAAAGTATTTTCTAGTGATGCTGAAGGATTCTCAAGAGCTATAGATGAATTAGGTGCTATTGATCTTAATACACTTGCTAATTCTATTGTAGTAAATATTGAAAATCCTGTATTTGAAGGTGATTTAATCTCAGTGTTAGAAAGAGAAGGTATTGATAAAGGGGATTATGATAATGATGCCCTAGTTCGTGAAAAAGTACATCGTTTACAAATTAATCATTTACTTAAACAGGCAGTTAGTCAAACCAATGATAAAAACCAAGCTATTCTTATGGTAGCTACTGGTATGAGATTTGGTGAAGGTTCTATGAATGATTATGGTGAAGGTAGTATATATGATAATATAGATAACGATAAGTCTGATTATGCTTTTGATGTACTTGATGGTTACTACTCAGGTGATACAAGTAAACTTCTTGGTAAGTATAATAAAGATAGTCTTAGTGTATCTAATTCTAGAGACTTAACTAAGTTTGAAGAAAAATACAATCTTGAACCTAATCTTGTATTAGAAAATTTACTTGATCTTGACGAGACATCTGGTGTAAACTTTAAAGACTTTGACAGAAACGCATCTATATATAAGTTATTAAAAGATATGGAACCACCTAAAGATATAGTAATTAAGAGTGATGGTTTCTTTGGTAATAGTGTTTCACATAATCCTTTATGGGATAAATGGAATAACAAAGTTAGAAAATGGGAAAACCTTAACAGAGTAAATGAAAAGATAATAAATGGTGTAACCATATCTCCAATTACTGATAGGGTTGACTACAATAACCTTGTTAATATGTTGATAGCTCAAGAAAAGTATGACGGTAACAAAGATATTGTTTACCAAGATTCACCTGTGTTACAATTTAGAAATGATTGGAATGAACAAAATTCTGACAGATTAGAAAAATCAACTAACAAAAATATAGATAAACTTAGAAAAGAAAGAGATATATACATTATAACTAATATTAGAAAGTATTTAGGACTTGACTCATGACTGACAGTTTAAGACCAATTTCCTCATATGATATGCCAACTGACAAACAGTATGAAGAGCTTAATGAGTTAGGTAAAGAGTTTTTAGAGGAAAGAAACGTCAACAAAGCGATTGAAGCTGAACAAAAACAACAAGAACAAGACCAAGGATTTATAGCTGACGGGCCAGGCAGGGCTTTACAAGAAATTGTATCCGTGCCTTTAGGTGGTGCTGTAGATGCTGCAGAAAGTATAGGATCATTCTTAGATCTTAGTGGTGACACTCTTAGTCTAGCAGCTGGTAGTTTGTTTGGTTTTGGTACAAAAGAAGAAGAAAATCCTTTTAGTGATAGATACGAAAAAGGTAACTGGATAGATATACCAGATCAATTTACACCTGAGACAAAAACAGGTCTTGGTAAACTGATGCGGGGTATGACAGAGTTTGGTATTTTAGCTGTATTGACTGCTAAGGCAGGAGCTGCTGCAAAGGCAGGTATTGCTGCTAGTGGTGCTATGAAAGGGTTGAGTGCTGGTACAAAGCTAGCAGGAGCTGCACAGCGATTTAAAGCTGGTAGTAAACCCATACAATTTTTAACAAACCCTAGAGCAGCAAAATTTGCTAAAATAGCAGGTGAAGGTGGTATGGCTGACTTTATTATGAATGATAGTGAAGAAAGCAACATAGCAAACCTTATAGATCAATATGCACCAATGATTCCATTTAGTGAAGCATTGTCTGTAAATGAAGAAGATAATCCTTGGTCTGCTAGAATCAAATCAGTTACAGCTGGAGCTGGTGTAAACCTTGTAGGCCATGCTTTAGTAGGTTTTTTAAAAGGTAAGTTTGCTGCTACTAAAAAAGCAAAAGAACTTATAGAAGAACAAAAACTACTACAAGGCACAGGAGATCAAAAACTTTTACCTAGATCTAAAGATCTTGTAGGTGACAACTTTGTTATTAAAGATTTTTATGATGAAGCTATAACTACAGCTAATGCTGAAGGTAATAGAGTTATGTATAATTACATTCGTAAGAATGATACAGATGACATAATTAATGCTAAAAAAGAAGCTGACAAAGCTTATGCCGAAGGTAAAGGTTTTAGAAATTCAGAAGATGTAGATAATTTAGATTTATATTTAAGAAAACATCTGACAGAAGAAGATTACGAAGAAGCCCAACGACTGTTTGCGGGGGAAGAGTTAAACAAGGATATTACTATAAAAGGTGATCCTGATAACATAGATCCTGTGACGGGTAAAGGTGAAGCAGATCGTGTCATTAAAGCAGAAAATCGTATAACTGACACTCGTGGTAAAGGTACATATTATCATGGTACTGCTACTGAAATAGATAAATTACAAGGGCCATATGACGGTGATGCTTACTACGGTGAGGCTAAACCAGGATTATTTGGGTACGGTTTTTACACCACAGATGATATAATTACTGCTAATAAATATAAAAAGAAAAATATTAAAAGTACTAGAGCAGAATTAACTGACCCGTTAGTATACAAAACAAGACAAAAACAAGAAGTAAAGTTTTATGATCTTGATGAAGATATGAGTCCCCTTATATATAAAGAGTTAGATGATTATCTTAAAGAACAAACATTACCAGATGGTACTTTAAGACATGATGATGCTGCAGTAGTTTCTGATACTTTAGCAGAGTTAGGTAGAGAAAATGTAACTCTTGGTGAATTTATTAGAGTAAGTAGAAAAATTGCTACCTATGATTATGATATGTATTCATATGAACATGCAGAAAGTATATTACAAATAATTGAAGATCGTCTAAAAAAAGAAGGTTTTGGTGGATATACTCACCAAGGTGGTTTATATGCTGGTAAAGGTAAACGTAAACATCAAGTACAAATATACTGGGATCCTGCAAATCAGTTAGAGTTAGGTAGAACAACTACTGAAAATGTTACTCTACAAGATTACATCGACCTTGCATTTAGAAAAGGTAGATCTGCTAATGACCCTTGGCTACCAGAACAAGGCATGAGTGCTGCACAGGAACGAGCTAATAGATTCCGTAAACCTGATCCAGATGTTAACCCTCAAAAATTTAGTCAAACTGAAAGAGCTGATTATCGTCAATCAACTGATACTGATAATCCATATGTAGAATATGTTAATGAGTCTACTAAAAACTTTAGACGTGAAGGCAGACCAGTAGGTTCTACTAACATGTCTACTAATGCTCATACACGTAGAATGACCCAAGATGATGCAGGTTTACGTAAGTTTGCTACAGAAATCATGGACAACATTACTGAGCAAGCATTTAGGCAGATTGACAATGCTATGCCGTTTAATGAAATACGAGAGATGCAAATTGCTGCAGCTCAAGAAATTATTGACATTATAGGTATAGGTGGAACAGAAGGTCAACAGGCTTTGACACGGTATCTAAACGCAGATCTTGGTACAAAGAAACTAGATGTTAGTGATATAGCAGGACGTAAAAACTTTATATTTTGGGATTTTGACGGTGACAAGGTTATAACTATTACACCTCAGATGAAAAATGCTTTAACACTAGCTACACACTACATGTTAAAAAAAGCAGCTGATATAGGTACAGGTGTTACAATGTTACCTAAAGGTGCTAATGCAACTAGACAAGCAATGGACATCCTTGACCATTTACAGATTGCAATGGTTGAGATGAAAAAAGTTGCATATATGACAGGTAATGCGTTAGAAGTACAAAAAGGTAGAGGTATATTTCCACAGGCAGCCCAAGCAAAATTGGGTAAAAAATTAAAAGAGATTATAGAAGAAGAGAAGACATTTACACAACATATGAAAGAGCTAATTAAAAATGGTAATAAACGCCAAGCAAAACAATTAGCTGAAATATATTCTATAACAGATGGTCGTGTAACGTCTTTATCTATGATGCAAAACTACTTAAAAGCACGTTTAGGTTTAGGTGGTATGGTTAATGGTCAAAAGATACCGTCACAAGTATTGAGAGAATTAGCCTCTGTATACTATAATTCTATACTTAGTTCACCTAAAACACCTATCAGGGCTGTAGTAGGTACTAATTTAATTACTGTATTAAGACCCTTTATGATGTATGCGGGTGCTAAGTTTGGTAGAGGAGCTGATAGAGCACAACAAGCTGTAGCAGCTGCAACTATAGATGCTATAGGTAAAGCATACTCAGAAAGTTGGAAAGTATTTAAATATAACTGGCAACAAGGTCTACACAATAAAAAAATGTCTTATCAAGGTAGATTTGATTTACCAACAGATTTACAAAACTTTAAACGGTTAGGTAAATATGCTGAGGAATTTGGTTCACCTAGTGAAAAAATGATGTATAGAGGTTTAAACACACTTGTTAATTTAAATACAAGTCCTTTAATGCGTTATTCACAAAATGCTATGGGTGCAGGTGATGCTGCAGCTAGAACAGTGATAGGTCGTTTTACAGCTCGTATTAGAGCTGCACAAGAAGGTGTAGAAAAAGGTATACCCTTAGATCAATTAACTGATTATGCAAGAGCCCAAGAACAAAGATTTGCAGATCAAATTTTTAAAATGGGTGATGGCAACATGATGGTCGTAACTGACCAAGCAGCATTGATGGCTGGTAGAGAAGCTACTATGACACGAGATGTTGAAGGCTGGATGAAAGCATTTGAAACTTTACAAAACAACCCTGTGGGTATGTTGTTCTTCCCATTTGTTAGAACAGGTTATAATGCTATACGTCTTACCGTTCAACACACACCTTTAGAAGCTTTTAGTAAAAGGTATCGTGATATAATGGCTGGACAAAACCTTGAAAAATATGGTCTTACTGCAGCTGATTTACCAGCTGAAAAAGCTTTGATGGAAGGTAGAATAGCTGTTGGTAGTAGTATTGTAGCTATGGCTAGTATAGGAGCTGCAATGGGTAATATTTATGGTGACTTACCTCGTGATAAAGAGATGAGAGATCTTTGGAGACAAGAAGGTATTAAACCACATACAATGCGTATTGGTAATACTTTAGTTTCTTACAGAGATATAGAACCATTTAACACAGTTATTGCAACAGCAGCTAACGTGTTTAATTATCAACATGCTTTAGATGAAGATATAAAAACAGAACTATTAGAAACTTTAACATTTATGGCAGCTGCAGCTGTAGTTGATAAATCTATGCTTGCAGGTGTTGATGACTTAGCTTCCGTGTTAGATCCCGAAGGTTTACTTAACAAAGGTAGTACATTAGGAGGTAAATTTGCAAGATCAGGTTTACCATACTCAGCTTTAATTGGTAGTATTGGTGATTTACTTGATGCTAATCAAAAAGAAGCTAACAATATGTTAGAAATGATGATTAAACGTGATGCTTTATTTAAATCTTTAGTACCTCCTAAATATGATATGCTTGCAAAAGATAGATCTGGTGTTAAGTTTGAGCCCCCAGGAAGTCAACCATTACTACGTGCATTTAACTTTTTATCACCTGTAGCTATTACTAATACATCTGGAGATTCTGTAAAAACAACTCTATATGAAATGGGTTATAACTTACCAGAAGTAACTAAAACTTATAAAGGTTTACGTCTTACCTCTAAAGAAAGATCTACGATGCAAAAGTATATTTCTATGAGTAGTTTACGTAAAGACTTAGAAAAAGTATTTGACTCTAAATCATTTAAAAATGGTTTTGCAGAGTTTAAAAAATTACAACTACGTAGACGTAACGGATATAGAGTAGAGGATCAAGAGTTTTATAAAATGGTTCAGAAAGTATTTAGAAAAGCTAAAAGAGAGGCATATTTAAAAATGGTAGGAGAAAATCCTACGTTTGCAGATAAATTAAAAGAAGCTAAAGTTAAGAAGAATTTAGGTGGTCGAGGTAGATACGATGAAATAGATAGATTATTAAACATACCAAAATAACATTGATTATCAATGGCAGTTACAACTAAAAAATCATTCGCTGCTACGACTAATGCAACTACAACTGTATTTAGTCCAGTCAGCATACAACTGAATAACCAAGATGATCTAGATGTTTATGTCACATTGTCGGGTGGTACTAGAGTTCTACAGCTACGCCAGTCTACTGGTAGTACTGCACAATCTAGTCACCCACAGGTGAATAATACAGATGGATTATATTTCCCTGCAGTATCTGCGGGAGCAACTTTATACAACTACACACTATCCAGCGATAACAATACAATTACATTTAACTCTGCACTACCTAGTGGGGCAGTAGTATTTTGTGAGCGTAGAACAAGAGATGCAGATAGTTCATATACTAGCTTTGCTAGTGGCAGTACAATTAGAGCTACTGACCTTAACAATTCATCTACTGAATCTAACTTTACAGGGCAAGATGCTAGAAATAAGGCATTAGATTTAGAAGGATCTATATTTGGTGGTGTACAACCTAGTATTAATGGTGTAGCACAACCATTTGTAAACAGTGCTAAGATTATAGATGGTAGTATTGTTGATGCAGATATAAACGCAAGTGCAGCAATAGCTCAAAGTAAAATAGCTACAGGAACACTACCTAGTGGAATACAGATAAATAGTAACAATATAGTAGACAGTTCTATTGTAGATGCTGATATTAACTCTAGTGCAGCTATATCACAAAGTAAAATTGCTACTGGTAATTTACCTAGTGGTATAACTGTAAACTCAGCTAATATTGTAGATGGGTCTATAGTAAATGCTGATATAAATAGCAGTGCAAATATAGCTGGTAGTAAACTAGCAGATGATAGTGTTACTTTAGCAAAACTAGGAAGTGGAGCTTTACCTACAGATATAACTGTAGCAAGTGCAAACATAGTAGATGGTACTATTGTTAACGCTGATATAAACGCTAGTGCTGACATTTCTGGTTCTAAATTAGCAAATGACAGTGTAACCCTAGCTAAATTAGGTAGTGGAGCACTTCCCACAGACATTACTGTTGATAGTGCTAACTTACAATCTAACGCTGTTACAACTGACAAAATCCAGGATGGAGAACTTACAACTCTAGCTGGTATGCAATCTGGTACAGCTTCAAGACTAGCTGATAGTACAGCTCTTACAGCTACTACAGCAGAACTAAACCAGCTTGACGGTATAACACTAGAAACTTCTGTTACTACAAGTAGTGATACTCGTATTCCTACATCTAAAGCGGTAAACGACCTTGTATTGTCTGTAACAAATGCTCTTGGTGGTTTTGTAGCTATAGCAAACGAGACTAGCTTTCCTACAGCTAACCCTGACCCAAGCAACGGTGCTGGTACAGTTGTATCTATATCACAACTATCTACTGGTCTTGCAGTAGCTGCTAATGGTACAACAACTATATCTAATGGTGCTGGATCTGGTAACACTGTAACTATAACTGGTTTTCCTACTTCATTACAAAGTCAGACTTTACCAGCAACCAGTGGATTACAGGTACAGACAACAACAACCTTACATACATATACATTCCACAAACAATTAGCTAGTGCAGCCGATATACAGGCTATTAGTGCTACAGTTAACTCATTCTCAAACAGATACAGAGTATCAGCTTCTGCACCTACATCTTCCCTAGACGGTGGTGACTTATGGTATGATACAACTAACAGTAAGCTTATGGTTTACTCTAGTCAAAACTCTGCATGGGAAGAGTCATCTGCTATAGGTAACTTCTTTATATGTACATTATCAAGTTCATCTTCTACAGGTGGAGGCAGTGCAACAGCAAATGGAACAGCTTATAGATTTACAATTAGTAACGCACCTCAGTCAGCACAAGCTCTTATTGTTAGTGTCGATGGAGTCGTTCAGAAACCTAACGCTGGATCAAGCCAGCCAAGTGAAGGCTTCGTCCTTGTTGGTAATGATATTATATTCGGTTCCGCTCCTGTCAACGGTGCTAGTATTTTTGTTACTGCAATCGGGTCAACAGTCGGAATAGGTACACCTAGCGATAACACAGTTACAACAGCAATATTACAGAACGGATCAGTTACAACTGCAAAGATTACAGATGCAAACGTAACTACAGCTAAGATAGCAGATGACGCAGTTACAGCAGATAAGATTGCAAACTCTGTTAACTCAGCGATTGCAGCTAACACAGCTAAGACGACTA